CCCAAATAGCAAATAATATGTGCTTTAATGAATTCTCAAAGAGAGAGAAAAAATATTTTATGTCAAAAGTAATTCAAACTTCAACTTTTTGAAAAATGATTTATGGATGCATATTGAGGAAAAATTGTGAAAAAACGAATATTTTTTGAATCGAACAAATAACTATTAACAGACTATAAGATGGCAGATAATCAAAGATGCATTGCTATTAAATCATCCGATGGATTGAGATGCTCAAGACGCGGAACAGTAGAAGGCCGTTGTGGAGCACATCATAAAATTGTAACAGATGAAGGACCTAATCGTGTTGAACTCATGGAAGTAAAATTTTCATTTAAGAGACAGAGAAAGGCTTTAATTAAACATTTTCATGAATTGATTGAAGCATTAGGTCCTCAACCTTGGGTAAATAACCGAGATGATTACATAGAAATCAATAGAACCTATAACGAAAGATTTCGATTACTTGATACTGAAGAACGGCAAGAATATAATGCTGTTCACCAAAGACAACAAGCTGATATTGCTAGAACTGGAATTAATCCAGATGCAGTTCAAGACGCAAGACGTGAAGCTGAAAGACAACAAAGGTTAGCTCAAATAAGAAACTTACATGAACTAGATCAGAGAAGAAGAGAACTTGATGGCCAAATAGATGAACAACGAGAAGAACGACTTAACAGAAGACAAAGAGAAATTGAAGCAAGGAATGCACGAAGACAAGCAGATGACAGACCTCTCGCTAATTTTGCAGTAGACAGACAGAATGTTCATACAAGTATTGCAGTTAAGCAAACATTGGATACAATCAAAGAAATTCTAAAGATTGAAGTTCCATTAGAGTATCGTTGGAACATGTCATGTGTTTCAAAAACTATGAGTGAAATTATTTCAGAATGCAATTTGACACCTTCTTCTGCATGGCAGATGGTAGCAAAGTATTGTTCAGATGATCAAATTTATGATTTGCAACAAGGAATCTATGGAAAGGTTCTCGATTGTGTATGGCAGTATATTAAAACTTCACCAGATAAGGAAGACTTAAAAAAGATTTTGAAATCTGAATTGATAGACAATATTGGTATGTGCGCGCAAGGAAACTTGAGCCGACTTACAAATATTCTGTCAGGATACATTGAACTTCCAGTTATAGAAGAATCAATTGCAGATAAGTTAGGACGTTTACTTCCTCCACTTATGGAAGTTAACGATATCCCTCGAAGACTTAATTATGCTGCTCGTATCTTTAAAGAAGTAGGACTTCCCAATGATCAGTGGTATGATTGGGCTAGTGGATTATTATCTGATCAAGAAGAAGATGATTACCGTGAAATGTATATCCATGATGGAATGATTGAATTTATTGTATTCAAATAGATAATGGTATAAAACTGTTTTTTATTGTAGGAGGAATGATATCTGATGTAGCAAACAATCTGAAAACAAATGTAATAGATGGAAAGAAAAATAATGGTGTAACAATCGGAAGAAACAATCCAATTGCTCCTCCAAGCATAGCAGAACCAACTACGTAAGGTCCCATTCTATAAGATGCAGCTACACTGAGAATTACTGCAAAAATCATAAGAAAGTATCCTAATGCAGATACAACGCTACCAAGTAATGTTACTCCATATTGTTTAGGTGTTTTGTTATCAATACCTTCTGCTGGAGGAGCTGATACTGAAAACTTTTTACCATCTGATATTACTTCTGTATTTGATGCACCGTTGAGAGTATACGTCACTTTCAAGTTCTTTTGCTTAGAAGGGTTTGGATCAGGTATACCTGCACTTTTTGGACTAATTGCAATGTTTATAGACCCATTTGAAATTTGATCTTGAATTGCATCAGTTACATCTGTATAGTTTCCTTCATAACCATATTCTGCTTTTGTAATTAGAAGACCTGTGGCACTTCTAGCTGCAGGAGCTGCTATAAAAATTGTATTACCATCCTTTACACTCATAGTATTAGCAGACCCATTGTTAACTGTATAAGTTACATTTAGCACCTTTGGTTGACCAGGTGACGGGTCTGTTACATTCAATGAATCAACAGATACTAGCATATTGAGAGTTCCTTCATGAATATGAGCTGATACGGTTTTAGAAACATCTACAGTTGATGATCCCGCTCCGTATGTTGCACTTATAATAGAAATACCAGTACTCATCCTTATTATGAAGAAAACACTACATTTGCGATTCCTCCCATAACTCGCAAAAAGTTATAAGATTCGATATAAGCTCTTACGTTGTATGTATATTGTAGTGTTTGAGCATCTGATTTTCTTACGATACGAACTACACTTTCGGGACTATACAGTGGCATATTTGTATCTGGATCTATTGCATTTGGATTTAATATAACTGTTGGATTTGCAGAATTTGCTGTTGATTTCAATACACAAACAGTTGTAGAAGCGGAAGGAGGTGATGCAGTTAGTGGTGGTTGAACATATGTATTTCGTAATATTGTTTTGTTAAACATAGAACCATTTATATGACCACATGGTTGATTTGTATGGTTATCTATTGCAAAAGAGTACATATAGATTCCTGGTAGTTCTACAATGCCTTTTCCTGTATGATGACGATAGGCTTGAAGATTTGAAAAGAAACCGACTTGTTTTGCAGAGAAGCGTTCTTTGCCATCGAGAATGATAGAAGATTCAATCAATATATCTCGGGTTGATACATTTGTAGTTTGAGCATTGCCTGATGAGAAATATGGAGTTAAAAACATTAAATTAGAAGAATTCAGAGGTGGTTGGTAAGGATCAACCCAATTTGTATAATTATCATAATCATTCATTAATGCTCTATCACTTCTCTGACCAACCCATACAACACGAGTGCATAAATTTCGCAATGCAAGTTCGATATCATTACTAGAACCATATTGACCATCTGCAGATTTCAAGTCAATCTGATGAATGATAAATGAATGTTCATTTTTTGCAATATGTACAAGTTCTCCATCACCAACGAAAATATAATTTGCTTCAATAAATGGATTTAAGTTCCAATAAAATAAATCTCGATTTGTTGGAATAGTCGAATTATTAAATGTTGGAGGCGATAAGAAGTGATTCATAGCAAATAGATTTGAACTTACATCAGGTGGAATGCGTACTCCACAGTTTGGTGTATTATCGCGAACATCTAAAACTGTAAAAAGTTCATTCATGTTTCGTAATTCTACAACTATTTCAACTTCTGAATGTTGTAATGCAATAAGTGGTAATGCAGCTCCAACTGATTCACAAAACCAGAAATGCAATGGAATTAAAAGCGTTCTACCTGGAATAGATGGTTGACATGTTGAACCTACGCTTGGAATAGCATGAGGATATTGGTTCATACGATCATATGCATTTGCAGGATCATAAACTTCAGGTATATTGCCAATCATAACATTCAAATTATCTTTTTTATTTCCATCGAATTTAAGAGTTGAATATAATTTCATCCATTCACCTGTATGTCTTACAACTTCTTGACCGTTTATTAAAATTGCAACATACTTGATCATATTATAACCAACATTTCTCACCCATTGAAATTCATAGCCAATTGCATTTGCATTATTATTCAATGCATCATTCACACCTGCAGTGACCGGAACAACTGGTGAATATATATCTGGTAAATCAACACTTAAATAGCAATCATGTAGGAGTTGTGCATATCGTTCAACTTTTGCTCTCAAAGTTAAAGAACCACTTTGAGGTATGTTCGTGTTGGTCGTTTTAAAGTATAATCTAAAATGTTCCATTGCAAATTCGGTATGACGTTTATAGACAGACCTAAAATGTGTAAATGATGGGTTGCCTGTTACTAAATGATCTTGTGCACCTTTGCCTACTAATTGCATTAAACCTCCAGGCATTCTGTTATATAATTTGTAGAATTGAATATGTAAAGTTTATCATCTTGCAACATCCAATTGAGTTCCATTCCAGAATAGATTACCTCCACTGTTAATTGTTAAAGTACCCGATCCTCCACTTGTTGCATCTTCAATAAAAAGACCGCCATAACAAAGTATTTTAAATGTTCCAGATGTTACTGTTGCTTTATATGTTCCAAAACTCACATCAGAAGTTGCTGTATATGTAGACCATGTTGTTGATGCCGGTCCGGTAGGACCTTGAAACCCTGGTGGACCTAGTACACCAGTATTACCTTGACCTCCTTGAGGACCTGTGGGTCCCGTAGGTCCAATGAGACCTGCACCAGTTGCACCTTGATCACCTTGAGCACCTGTAGCTCCTTGAGGACCAGTAGCTCCTTGAAGACCTGCACCAGTTGCACCTTGAGGACCAGTAGCACCTTGAGGACCAGTAGCTCCTGTAGATCCTACACCAGTTGCACCTTGAGGTCCTGTAGCTCCTTGAGGTCCTGTATTTCCTTGAACACCTGCACCTGTAGCTCCTTGAGGACCTGTAGCTCCTGTAGGACCTGTAGTGCCTGCACCTGTAGCTCCTGTAACACCTATGGGACCTGTAGAACCTATAGCACCTGTAGCTCCAGTAGGACCGGAAGGACCGCCTGATGGACCTGTTGCACCCATAGGTCCTGTAGCTCCTGTAGATCCTGCACCAGTTGCACCTTGAGGACCAGTAGCTCCCTGAGGACCTGTAGCTCCTATAGGTCCGCCCGATGGTCCTGTAGCTCCTTGAGGGCCGGTTGCACCAATTCCTCCACTTCCACCTCCACTTCCAGATGAACTACTTCTTGTAGAACTATATCTTGATGCTAAACTTAATCCAACACTTACAAAGTTAGTGCCTTGAATATCATCGGAATCCCATGTAGTTCCAGTCACACTTGTTAAAATTAAATTATCACCTGATCCAGTTGCAATCCAACGTTCTCCATTCCAAGTAATTGCATTTCCATGTTCAGTAAATTGTGTTCCTTCAACTGCTGTCCAGGTTAATCCATTTTGACTTGTAAGAATAGTATCTATTCCACTTCCCACTGCAATCAATCGTTCTCCATTCCAACTGATACCTATACCTGAATTGGTAAATTGTGTTCCTGTAATTGCAGACCATGATGTTCCATTTGTGCTAGTAAGAATTGTATTTCCTCCACCTAATGTAGCGTCACCTCCTACAGCAATCCATCTAGTTCCATTCCAAACAACATCTGACCCTCCGTTCTTAAAAAGCGTTCCTGTTGCAGATATCCATGTTAGACCGTCTGTGCTAGTAAGAATTGTTATTGGATCTGTAGCACTAGGAGATCCGAATCCAACAGCAACCCAAATTGTTCCATTATATGCAACACGTACACCAGATGAAACAAATCCACCACTCGTAACGGTTGTCCATGTTATTCCATCTGTACTTGTTAAAATTTTATTTGTTCCAGCACCAACTGCAACCCATCTTCCATTTCCATAAGCAACACCAATACCACCAAATGTAAATCCAACACCTTTTGCAGGAAACCAATAACTTCCATTTGAACTATATAAAATTGTATTTGTACCATAACCTACAGCTACCCACATTGTGCCATTCCATTTAACGTCCATTCCCATATTCGAAAATTCAGTACCTTTAGCTGGAAACCATGTTACTCCATTTCTAGTATAAAGAATTGTGTCTGTTCCAGTATCGCCTCCAACTGCAACTGTAAATGTGTCTCCTAAACTAATAACTTGTTCTTTTCCTATTTTTAATCCGTTAGCCGAATCAAACCAAATAGATGAGACAGGTGCATCTATATATGATGTTTGAGAAGCTAATAATACCGAATTTGTTGCCAATTGTCCATCTAATGTTAATTTTGATGATGATTGTGGTCCTGCATTAATATCAAAGACTAAACTTGAATCCAATGTAATAGCTGTGCTATTCCAAAATAATACAGCTCCAGTTGGTCCAGATACACTCGCACCACTTCCTGCTGGACCAGTTGCACCTTGAGGACCAGTAGCTCCATTTCCTGCTGGTCCAGTTGCACCTTGAGGACCAGTTGCACCTGTAGGACCTGTAATACCAATAGGCCCCGTAGCTCCTGTAGGACCTGTAAGTCCCTCAGGACCTGTAGCTCCTGTAGGACCTGTAATACCAATAGGTCCTGTTGCTCCAGTAGGACCGGTAAGTCCTTGAATTCCTTGAGGGCCTGTATCTCCTGTAGGACCTGTAATTCCTTGAGGACCTGTAGCTCCTGTAGGCCCTGTAATACCAATAGGTCCTGTAGCTCCTGTAGGACCTGTAACTCCTTGAATACCTTGTGGACCTGTAACTCCTTGAATACCTTGTGGACCAGTTGCACCTGCAAGTCCTTGAGGTCCTTGAACTCCTTGAGGACCTGTAACTCCTTGAATTCCTTGAATACCTTGAATACCTTGAGGTCCTTGAATACCTTCAGGACCAGTTGCACCTGTAACTCCCTGAATACCTTGAGGACCTGTAATTCCCTGAATTCCTTGTGGTCCTGTAATTCCTTGAATACCTTGTGGTCCAGTAGCTCCTGTAGGTCCTGTAATTCCTTGAATTCCTTCAGGTCCTGTAACTCCTTGAATACCTTGTGGTCCTGTTATTCCCTGAATTCCTTGAGGACCTGTAACTCCCTGAATTCCCTGAGGTCCAGTTGCACCTGCAGGTCCCGTATTACCTTGAATTCCCTGAGGTCCCGTATTACCTTGAATACCTTGAGGACCAGTTGCACCTTGAGGTCCTGTATTACCCTGAATGCCTTGAGGACCTGTATTACCTTGAATACCTTGAGGACCTGTAACTCCTTGAACTCCTTCAGGACCTGTATTGCCTTGCAATCCTTGAGGACCAGTTGCACCTATAGGTCCTGTATTACCTTGAACTCCTTGAATTCCTTGTGGTCCTGTATTTCCCTGAATTCCTTGAGGACCTGTATTGCCTTGAACTCCTTGAGGACCTGTATTACCTTCAAGTCCCTGAGGACCAGTGTTACCTTGAATACCTTGTGGTCCTGTATTACCTTCAATACCTTGTGGTCCAGTTGCACCAGCAGGACCTGTATTTCCTTGAAGTCCCTGAGGACCAGTATTTCCTTGAATTCCTTGAGGACCAGTTGCACCTTGAGGTCCTGTATTGCCTTGTAGTCCCTGAGGACCAGTATTTCCTTGAAGTCCCTGAGGTCCAGTTTCACCAGTAGGACCTGTATTACCTTGAACTCCCTGAGGTCCAGTTGCACCTGCTGGACCTGTATTACCTTGAACTCCCTGAGGCCCGGTATTTCCTTGAATTCCTTGAATTCCTTGAAGTCCCTGAGGCCCGGTATTTCCTTGTAGTCCTTGTGGTCCTGTATTACCTTGTACTCCTTGAGGCCCTGTATTTCCTTGAATACCTTGTGGTCCTGTATTACCTTCAAGTCCCTGTGGTCCAGTTGCACCTGCAGGACCTGTATTACCTTGAAGTCCCTGAGGCCCGGTATTTCCTTGAATACCTTGTGGTCCAGTTGCACCTTGTGGCCCAGTATTGCCTTGAATACCTTGAGGACCAGTATTACCTTGCAATCCTTGAGGACCTGTAACTCCCTGAACTCCTTCAGGACCTGTATTTCCTTGCAATCCCTGAGGTCCAGTTGAACCTATAGGTCCTGTATTTCCTTGTATACCTTGAATACCTTGTGGTCCTGTATTACCTTGAATACCCTGAGGTCCTGTATTGCCTTGAACTCCTTGAGGACCTGTATTACCTTCAAGTCCCCGAGGTCCCGTATTTCCTTGAAGTCCCTGAGGCCCGGTATTTCCTTCAATACCTTGTGGTCCAGTTGCACCTGCAGGTCCTGTATTACCTTGAATACCTTGAGGACCTGTATTGCCTTGAATACCTTGAGGACCAGTTGCACCTGCAGGTCCTGTATTACCTTGAATACCTTGAGGACCAGTATTACCTTGAAATCCTTCAGGTCCTGTAACTCCTTGAACTCCTTCAGGACCTGTGTTACCTTGAAGTCCCTGAGGTCCAGTTGCACCTATAGGTCCTGTAACTCCTTGAATACCTTGAATACCTTGTGGTCCTGTATTACCTTGAATGCCTTGAGGACCTGTATTACCTTGAACTCCTTGCGGTCCAGTTAGGCCTTGTACTCCCTCCGGTCCTGTATTGCCTTGAATACCTTGAGGACCTGTATTACCTTGTACTCCTTGAGGACCAGTTGCACCTTGAACTCCTTGAATACCTTGAGGACCTGTAACTCCTTGAACTCCTTGAGGTCCTGTAATACCTTGAACTCCTTGAATTCCTTGAAATCCTTGAACTCCTTGAACTCCTTGAGGACCAGTTGCACCTGCAGGACCAGTATTACCTTGTACTCCTTGTGGTCCTGTATTACCTTGAACTCCCTGAGGTCCTGTTGCACCTGTAACTCCTTGAATACCTTGAGGACCTGTAATTCCTTGAACTCCTTGAATACCTGTTGCACCTACCGGTCCTGTGTTACCTTGAATTCCTTGTGGTCCTGTAACTCCTTGAAATCCTTGAATACCTGTTGCACCTAAAGGTCCTGTATTACCTTGAATTCCTTGAGGACCTGTAGCTCCAGCACCAGTAGCGCCTTGAGGTCCTGTAGCTCCTGTTGGTGCTAAACCTGTAACCATCAATGTTGCTGAAAACCAGGTTCCTGGTCCAACCGTACTATCGCCATATTTTAAAGTTTGTCCACCAGTTAAACTTGTATATGCAGTAAACTCTACATAATCAGTTGAACCATTTAAATATATTAATCTACTTTCTGAGTGTGAATCTCCGGACGTTGTACTCTGTAAAGGTACTTGTGAAATCATAAATGTATCACCATTTTTTCTTGCTTGAATATTTTTTTGAACATTAGTTCCAGAACCACTCGCCCACCAAGCAGAATAGAAAATTGAATAATAACCTTCAAGAGAAGGTAAAAATCGAGCAGTTGATGTTCCTGCATTTTTTAACCAACTTTGAGGATCAATATCTACATCAAATTTAACAACTGTATCAGTTGTTGCAGGAATCGTTTGATCTGCACTTAGTTTTCCTTGGCAAACATATGGACTTGCATAAAGACCTGTTCCAGCTGGTCCAGTAGAACCAACACTTCCTGTTGCTCCTTGAACTCCAGTGGGTCCCTGAGCTCCTGTTGCACCTGTAACTCCTGCTCCTGTTGCTCCTTGAGGTCCTTGAGGTCCTGTAGCTCCTGTAGGTCCTGTAATTCCTTGAACACCTGCACCTGTAGCTCCTTGAGGACCTGTAGATCCTGTAGGACCTGTAATTCCTTGAGGACCTGTGGCTCCTGTAGGTCCTGTAATACCAATAGGTCCTGTAGCTCCTGTAGGTCCTGTAAGTCCTTGAATACCTTGAGGTCCTGTAACTCCTTGAACTCCCTGAGGACCTGTAGCACCTTGAACTCCTTGAATACCTTGAAATCCTTGAACTCCTTGAGGTCCTTGAGGTCCCGTATTTCCTTGAATACCCTGAGGTCCAGTTGAACCCTGAGGACCTGTAACTCCTTGAATGCCCTGAGGACCAGTTGCACCTGCAGGTCCTGTAACTCCTTGAAAGCCTTGAATACCAGTTGCACCTAAAGGCCCTGTAACTCCCTGAATACCTTGAATACCTTGAGGACCTGTAATGCCTTGAGGACCTGTAATTCCTTGAATACCTTGTGGCCCTGTAACGCCTTGAAATCCTTGAGGTCCTGTAACACCTTGAATACCTTGAGGACCAGTTACACCGTGAGGACCTGTAACTCCTTGAATGCCTTGTACTCCTTGAGGACCAGTATTACCTTGAACTCCCTGAGGACCAGTATTACCTTGAAATCCTTGAGGACCAGTTGCACCTTGAGGTCCTGTATTACCTTGAACACCTTGAGGCCCTGTAACTCCTTGAAACCCTTGTGGTCCAGTTGCACCTGCAGGTCCCGTAACTCCTTGAAATCCTTGAATACCAGTTGCACCTAAAGGTCCTGTAACTCCTTGAATACCTTGGATACCCTGAGGTCCTGTTACGCCTTGAGGACCTGTAATTCCTTGAACTCCTTGAGGACCTGTAATTCCTTGAATACCTTGAGGACCTGTAAGTCCTTGCAATCCTTGAGGACCAGTTACACCATGAGGACCAGTAACACCTTGAATACCTTGAATTCCTTGGGGACCAGTATTACCTTGAATACCTATTGGTCCTGTATTACCTTGAAATCCTTGTGGTCCAGTTGCACCTTGTGGTCCTGTATTACCTTGTACTCCTTGTGGTCCTGTAACTCCTTGTAATCCTTGAGGTCCAGTTGCACCTGCAGGTCCTGTAACTCCTTGAAATCCTTGAACACCTGTTGCACCCTGAGGACCTGTAACCCCTTGGGGTCCAGTTGCACCTGCAGGACCTGTACTACCTTGAAATCCTTGAATTCCTTGAGGTCCAGTAACTCCTTGAAGTCCTTGAGGACCCGTATTACCTTGAACTCCTTGAGGACCAGTAACACCTTGAATACCTTGCGGACCAGTAACACCTTGAATACCTTGAATACCTTGAGGTCCTGTATTGCCTTGAACACCTATTGGTCCTGTATTACCTTGAAACCCTTGCGGACCAGTTGCACCAGCAGGTCCTGTATTACCTTGAACGCCTTGAGGACCTGTAATTCCTTGCAATCCTTGTGGTCCAGTTGCACCTGCAGGTCCCGTAACTCCTTGAAATCCTTGAATACCAGTTGCACCTAAAGGACCTGTAACTCCTTGAATACCTTGAGGACCTAAAGGACCTGTAACGCCTTGAGGACCTGTAATTCCTTGAACACCTTGAGGTCCTGTAATGCCTTGAAATCCTTGAGGTCCTGTAACTCCTTGAATACCTTGAGGACCAGTTGCACCTGCAGGACCCGTACTACCTTGAAATCCTTGCACTCCTTGTGGTCCTGTGTTACCTTGAATTCCTTGAGGTCCTGTATTGCCTTGAACTCCTTGAGGACCAGTTGCACCTTGAGGTCCTGTATTACCTTGAACTCCTTGTGGTCCAGTAACTCCTTGAACTCCTTGAGGACCAGTTGCACCTGCAGGACCTGTAACTCCTTGTACTCCTTGAATGCCTTGAATACCTTGTGGTCCAGTTACACCTTGTACTCCCTGAGGCCCTGTATTTCCTTGTAGTCCTTGAGGACCTGTATTTCCTTGTACTCCTTGAGGACCAGTTGCACCTGCAGGACCTGTATTACCTTGGTTACCTTGAGGACCAGTGTTACCTTGAATTCCTTGAGGTCCTGTAACTCCTTGAATACCTTGAACTCCTTGAGGTCCTTGTACTCCCTGAGGTCCTTGAGGTCCTGTATTACCTTGAATACCTTGAGGACCAGTTGAACCTGCAGGACCAGTATTACCTTGAACTCCTTGCGGACCAGTTGCACCAGTTACTCCAGCACCAGTTGCACCTGCAGGACCCGTAACTCCTTGATTACCTTGAGGACCTGTTACACCTGTAGGTCCTGCGACACCTGTAGATCCAGTAGAACCAGTAGGTCCCGACGGACCATTCATAAAAACATAAGGAAGACTTCTCCAAGCAGTTACTCCATCTCCAAACTTTAATCTATTTGTGTCTGTTTCAATACCAGGTTCTCCTAATTTTAAAGTTGGATTAACGTTATACCATTGAGCAGCCGTACCTCGCCGTAGTTGGAATTTCACCTCGGCGGTGCTCATTTGTAATTTTACTATAGATTTGTATAAGGGTTTCCAGCGTTTAATATAGCAGAATGATTTAATTGACTGTTAATTACATCCATAATTTCCGTCATTGGATCAAGAGCATCTAAAATTAATGTGAATTCATTAAATGGGAAACCACCATCGTAGATGTATTCGGCACCTGTAAGTGGCGGTTCGACTTCTTTCACAACAGAAGGGAATGTGCAAATAGAGGTTAACATATATGCTTCGACTGATCCATTTGTAAATCCTGCAGTTATGTTTGATTCTTTTATGCCTCTAGGATTGGTAATGCAATGAGTATGATTCTTAATTATAGCAGTTCGTCTTGCTTTTTCAGTATACATTGAAGCATCTCCATTTTTAGATACAATTGTTCGTTCTTTTCCAGTTGATTGCGGAACTAATAAAGAGGGTAAATCTGGAATAGATTGTTTTTCCTGTTGTGTTGTTTGGACACCAAAATACACAAAAAGTCCTAATAAAAAGGTAATTCCAATCGTATTTAAATTCATTGTGTTTAGCTAAGAACCATTTTCTGGGCAAGATTACACTTCATACATCGACCAATTTTAGTAGTAACAGTTGTTGATACACAATCGCATAAAGTTGTTCGAGTATTTTTAATAGATGTACCATTGATACTAGCTTGCGAAGGCAATACATAATCAGCAGTTTGTGAAGCTATATATTCTGTCCAACTTGAAGCAGGTCGACGAATCTTACTGATACCATATCCATGCAAAGCTAATGTTCCTTTGGATGCATTAGGGTGAATATTTTTAGGATTTGGTAGAGTAAGAATATCTTCGTTTGTTCGAATTGTAGTCAAGTATGTTCGATTATGTCTCATACGTTGTAATCTAACCCAGTCACCTGCACTCAATCCACGTGTTCCCATTTGAGCATCTCCCATTGAAGTTCCACCACCTGCATTTGATGTTGTAGCCATTTATGAAACTACAGAGGTAAAAAAGCGAATTTGATTCGGTGGCATAAGTATTCCAATCTTTAATAAACGTTGCGTATCTTCAAAACAAGGTGCATCAAATACCTCATTTGTATCCGGATCCAAAATAATTAACATATTCTTAATCTTTACACGTTGCAGTCTACGAGCCTTACGAACAATATTTCTTAAATAAAGAGTATCCTTTTCATCATTTTTATATAGTGGTTTAAATGCTAAATCCTCGCTTGTTGCAGTAGAATCGAATCGCATGCATTGAATGATAGGTTTCTCTTTTGAATGAAGTTTTCGATGAAGTTCGCAATCAATTGCTGCTTGTTTTAGCAAAAGTGAAATATTCTTAATAATACGACTCTTTTCATATGCAACTTCATACAAAAATTCATCACTGCTCATAAAAGCATCTCTAGGTTCATCACCTTCATATCTTTTGAGAACCATATCATTTCTTCGAATTGGTACAATATTTGGACCTTCACCTGTAGTCATCTGTTCAGGAGTAAATACACTTAAGTACATCTTAACTTCTACAGTTCTCTCATCCATGGGTAAACGAGCATGAGAACAGATACGAATTGCACGACCAATAACCTGATCAATACGTGCTGGATTCCAATATGCTTCCATGATATAAACATTACGTACATTTGCAAGAGTAATACCTTCAGCACCAGCACTTGAAGCCATGAATACGCAAAGACGACGTTCTTTGATGGATGTTTTTAAGTTTTCTGGAAATGTATCAGAATATGATTCATTAAAAATTTGACGAAATAATTCACGTTCTTCACCTTCTCCACCTAAGAATGATGCATATGCAGGAACACCAGGTTTCATTGATGGATCTTCTTCCCAAATACCTTGCTTCTTAATTAATTTGTATTCTTGAAATCCGTTTGCTTCCAGAACTGCACCAAAAATACCAAGACCTTCAAGAGTACGATATTGTGAATAGATAAATTGATTACGATACTTACCATCTTCTCCAATACTCTTCTTTATATCGCGAAGCATTTGAAGCATTTTAGGTGAAAAGATAGCAAGACCTTCTTCAGATAAATATCGTTTAGGATCTGCTCGTAATTTTTCTAAAATTTCAGGTTTAAAATCTTTTGTATCTTCACTTTTACGTTCTTCTTTTGTTGGACGGAATTCAGAAGGAACTGCATAATTGCATAGCAAACGAGATGTCATACGATAAGAGCCATAACTTTCATTTGCATTTGTAGCTGTCTTTCCTCGTTTTGAATCACTTTGTATTTCAATCCAACGAACTTCCAAATATTGAGTAAATTGTTGATCAGACATGGGAATTTTTACAAGCGTTTCATCTTCACCAAGTCGTTTAGGAATTAAACGTTCATCTGCACCTTTAAAGTATGAAACTAAACCTTGAATTCGTTTCTGAAACATAAGTGCATTTTTAACTTTCAAACCATCTACAAATGTATTCATAAAATCTTCAAATTTTGTAGGAAGACATTCTAACATTTCAACAACCAACTTATCTTCGTCCGGAAGCTCAGTTCCTGCAAATTCAGTTTCAAAAGGACCTTTTAATTTCATTACCCATTTTTTGATATTAGGATCCTGATCTAAATCTTTGTTATACTTTACTGCAATACGTTCATTCTTTTCAGAATATACTGTTTCAAAATGAGGAGGATTGCGAGTTAAGATAATAGTTCTTTTAACAGAGTTGTATTCAATTGTATCAATGTCTTTCTGTTTACGAAAAAAACTTGTCATCATTCCTTCATCCCATGAAATTGATGATTTTACAGGAATGGAAACACGTTCAATAGGTCCACGTAATAAATTCATTAAATATGCAATTTCATTTGGACGATTCACAACAGGAGTACCAGACAAACAAACTACTTTACAGTCCTTTGCAGTATAAATCATATCATATAACTTCTTCTTAATTTCACGTTCTTGTAAAACAGCTCCAATTAAGTTATGTGCTTCGTCAATAATTACAACACTATTATCAAACATTTGAGGTTTATCAGGTGGTAAAATACTATCTACATTTGTTGATGAAATACCGTTATAGTTAATGAATGTAAAACGCTGTTCCAAAATATCATCAATTTGTTTTGAAATTAAGGTTTGATCCTTTTGTGGCAATGTTCGGAAATTTGAAGGACGTCCTGAAATAGTTACATAAAACTTACCATTCTTATCTAAAAATGTTTCTGAAATTCCCATACCTTTCGCTTGTTCTCTTGATTCATCTGACAAATTACGCGACTCCCAAAACTGTTCATATGCATATATAGGATTACCACATTTACGAATTTCTCCACGGTAGTTATCTTGCAAGGAAGCCGGTAATAACACAAATACCTTTTTAGTATCTAAAAGTGATTCTGCAACTGCAATGGAAGAACATGTTTTACCAGACCCAAGACCATGGTAAAGCAATAATCCACGATAAGGTGATTCAAGCAAAAGATAATCACGAACTATTTTTTGGTAATGAAATAGATCTTTTGAACTTTTTGACATGTCGCCTTGTCGCTTGCACAAGTCCTCTTCAGTATCTGCAGTATCTAGAGGGTCGATATCTGCTTCATTATATTTTCTGAAAATACGTACGATTGAATCGGAAAATGCCTTTCTATTTGGCAAGACGTACATCCCTACTTATATTCTATCTTGTTTTTTGATGAAATAAATGTACGTTGATAAAGAATAATGGAGTCTACAATTAGCAAACATCCTCGTCTTTGGATGATAGTTTTTTATTTGTTTATGGTTGCTGGATTTTTGTATGTTAAACCAAGTATTGCATTTGGCAATGAGGGTAGAATCCGTCCTTTTGGAACTCAACAGAAGGATGCTACAGTTTTCCCTGTTTGGTGGTGGATGTTTATTTTTGCAGTAGTTTCATATATGGGTGTAGTTTATATTTTGAATTATAAACTATAGTTTTTAAAGACGAGGATAAACAAGTGTTGGAGCTGGAAGACCTGTTTTATCGTATGTTATTAGATCTGGGTATGCAGCTCCAGTTATAGTAAAATTTCCACCCATAGTGTCACAACCATAAATTAAATCATTTGCAGATCTTCCTGAAAGTGCTGCCCAATTTACATTTCCTTCAGGACTATATTGAACTATATATAAATCGTTACTTCCGCGATTTGTGTTAAATAATTTTGCACCAGCAGTACCATTTGCGTTATAGAATGTAATTGAACCCATAGTAAAATATCCACAAACATTTATGTTATTACTACTACGGTCTACTGAAATAGCCATTGTTGAATTCTCATTACTATCTGATCCATCAGCGCCCTCAAATGTAACGAACCATTGTACGAATCCAGTAGAATTATATTTTATTACAAATCCGTTTGCTCGAGAAATGTCACTTTTTTGGATATATGCAAATCCTCCTGTAGAAGTCTGTCCATTTGCAACTGTATTATTAATTGTAAATGATGTTGAAGTTGGTACGGATGCAATAACAGATGAAACATTATGAAGTGCATTTGTAGTTCCTGAAATTGTAATCGATTGGTTCACATTAAGATTGTGTGCAGTTGTTGTATTATATGTAGTTGCTGTTCCAGAAGATGATGCACTTGTAATGGCTAAATACCTGTTTCCATCGGAATTTTCTATATATAAAAATCCTCCAGAATATCTTCCACATGAAATTACGTTTCCTAACGCATCTGTATCAGAGTCTACATAGCTTGCACCTATAGTGATATCATTAGGTCCATTAGTAGACCCTGCAATCATAGTTGCCCAGTTAACATTACCTATAGAACTATACTGTACAATATATCCATGACTATGAGCATTAATATTATTTATTGTTCTAAACAAAGTTCCAGTACTTCCGTTTTTATTATAAATTGATATTGGACTATTATAAATACCAAAAGCTCCATTGACATTACCAGACGAATCACTTGAACAAGCTAATCCATTACCAAATCCGCTATTAGCAGTGATTCTTGCAAACCAATTTACAGTACCTGCAGAACTATATTGTACTGCAAACATTCCTGATCCTGTACCATAACCTGTCGATGGTGAAAATGCACTTCCATCAGCGTTATATGCAACACAATCTGTTAAATAATAACCTACCTTTGTTACATTTCCATTAGAATCTATACAAATACCATTTGCACCATCGTTATTACCACCACCGTCAACTTTTGTTACCCACTGTACAAATCCCGATGGATTATATTTTACAATATGTGTACCAGAAGAAGAAAATGTAAAATTACTATTGCTTGGAAATAACGTTCCATTTGCATTAGTTATGGTACCTATCCCCCCTTGTGCGTTTGCAACTACATATATATTTCCAGCAGAATCCGTTATAACATCGTTATATGATTTATAATAACCTCCACCTCCATAATAATAAGATATCCATAAGGGAGTTGCGTTTGAATCATATTTAATAATCTGACCACCATATTGACTACCAAATTGAGTAACAGAAGTAGTTAAACGTAGAACACCAGCCCTATCTGTAACTCTAAAATTACTTGAAAGACTATTACCGACAACAATAATATTTCCAGCAGAATCATGTGCTACAGAATATCCATAATCAACATTATCTCCTCCAAACGACATTGCCCAATTTACCATTCCATTACCGCTGTATTGAATAACATAAGCGTCATAATCACCAGCTCCTGGAATCTGAGGTATTGGTTGTTGAATTCTGTTTTGTAATATACGACTGTCGGTTTCTGCACGAAAGTCAGTTGAAGATAAAACAAAATTCCCACCTTTTGCAGCTTGCATAGCCTTCTTTACACTAGTCAGAACTCCATTGGTAGAAACGTAAGTACCTATTGTGTTGATATCACGCACATTAGTGACCTGTGACGCATCACGAAATGCAGGCTTTTTACTTTTATCAAATGGAGCACTTCCTCGTGTTGGGGCAGGTCTGAACGGCATTATTTCTTAGCACTTTTATTCTTTTCTTCTGCTTCCTGTTTTTCTTGCAATTCAATTAATAACTTCTTTTTAAATTCTGCCATTTCAGATACATTTGGTTGACATATATTATTCTGGCTTGTATGAATCACCATAATTGTTGTAATCCAAGTACTTATCATAACTAAATATCCAATTGGCATCGCAGGATTGCTTATACCAAATTCATTTATAAACGTAGATGAAAAAGGCGATCTTACAAATTCAAACGAAGATGCAGCTGCATATACAAGTGTTGGAAAAAATGCCCATACTGCTCCTTCTTTTGCACTTTCAGTTAAATCTGTTTTCGAACATTGGAGATAAGCAGATAACCAAGATATAAAGATTCCAACACAATATAAAATTATAAATACAATCGCAGATCCTTTTGCAGTGGAAGCCCAATCCATTCTATTACTTTCATACACGAGTCTATAATTTTGAAATTATCCGTTCTATTTCTTCTATAACACGTTTTCGTTCTTCGTAATGAGGTCGTATCAGTGTTTTACATTCTTCAAAGGTTTTCCATGCAATTGCAGAAATCTCTTTTTGTTGCATAGGTGTGAACTTTTGTTTTAAATTAATTTGAGAAGAAGATACCAATTTTGCAATGAAATATACGTGTCTGTATTGTGTATTGTTTGTTCCATAGAAAGTTTCAGTTAGACAGTGTGGTGTAACTTCATAGGATGATTCTGGTATGTTTGTTTCTTCTGTAAATTCTCGAATTCCACATTGCAAATCAGTTTCACCCTTCATACGACGACCCTTAGGAATGCCCCATTCAGGTTCTTCATATGTTGATCTAGCTTCGTCTATTATTTTTTTACGTGATAGTGAATTGAATTTTTCTCGTGACATTTCAAATTCAATTGAATGACAATCTTTTCCTACACCCCATAAAGCTGTCCATAATGCATCAAACGTTTCTGTTGCAATACGATTTTGTTCTGTAACTGTCATGTTTGACAATAATTTTTTAATGTAAGTTGTGTCCAAAGAGTTATATTTTCCACGAATAAATTCTATATAAGACATACTATCCTTACGTCTAACCATAAGGATACTTGCATTTTTCGGATTTATTGGAAATACCAATGGTTCGTAAATACCGCGTAGTAGAATAATTCCACACGAGATTATAGGGTCTTTACATGTTTTAAATATATGACCTTCTTTACCACAATTATTACAATACATTCTATTATCAATTGAACAGTCCGACTTTTTGTCCGTTTTTTACTAAGGCTTTGATACAAATGGGAGGAACGACTTCTAAACCAGCAGTATCACCACCTGCTTTTGTTCCAGATGTTACTAAAGCAACTTTTAGTGGTGAATACGTTCAAAGTCAACTTGATAAGGCATCACAGATGGCTGCAAAAGCAAGTACAGAAGCTAAACTATTGGGTACTAAAGTTTGGACTTTAAGTACTGGACTATGGACTCTAGGTGTAATCATAGGTCTTGCAGCTCTAGCTTTTGCAATTTATTATATTATTTTCTGGTTTGGAAATGTTAATAATATTGATCCTCTGCATTGGTTTTCTTCACCTTCATCGCCTAGTGTTGGACCAAACAATTTACTAATTCATAGTGCAACCTATGGAACAAAAGATGTGACAAATATACTTGGAACTTATGTTAAACTAGATACGCTTACAGTTGCTAGTCCATTAAATACAACATTAGGAGGTGCTGAAACAGATAGTTTAACATTAACTTATGAATTTTCAGCTAGTCCTGGTCAAAAATACTCTACAACTATCACAGATAATACACGTGATCTTGTAATTTCACCTTCAAGTAATCCAGGTAATTTAATTCAAGGATTGCATACAACTAGTACTACAAAGCCAACAACTCAACCATCTTGGTTCAGTGGATGGTTTACTGGAACAGGTGGTACGGGTAATCTATTGCCAACTGCACTGGACGCAACAACATCATCAGTTGTAAAAGCAAAAGATGCACCTCTTTCAGCTGAATCACAAGGAGCCTATGGAATGCAGTGGTGGATGTTTGTACGTGATTGGAACTATGGTTATGGAAAAGATAAAGAAGTTGTAGTTCGTTCAGATCCAACAAATGCATCAGTTGCAAATCCGCGTATAAGTCTACATCCTACCGATAATACATTGAAAATTTCAATTTCACTATTTCCATCAAGTCCAGATGGATCTTCAAAATCTACACCAGCTCCAGCGGGTCATTCAGGATCTACAGATGATGTATTTATTTGCGAAGTTCCAAATATTCCATTGCAAGATTGGTTCTCTGTTTCAACAACTGTATTTGAACGTAATTTGGACGTATATATTGATGGTAAATTAGTCAAGTCGTGCTTTCTACCAGGAGTTCCAAAACCTGCAGCTGGCGATATTACTCTTGCAGGAAATGGTGGATTTTCTGGCAATATGTGTAACTTTTATCACTATCCTCGTATGTTAACGCCAGGTGATGCACTAACATTCTACGGTGCTGGAACAAGTTGTAAGAGTATTACAGAACCTTCAACTGCAAGTAAAGCAACTGGATATTCTGTGAAATTTGGAGTGTATGATCCAGTTGGAAAGAAAGTTCAAGAATATAGTTTCTAATTGATCAACAGTATTGAGAAACATCAAAATAAAATTCAGTTGTAGGTGATATACATTGCATACGTTTTCTACCTCTGTAAAAAATCAACTTTGAAGTCTCGTCATTGTTATACAAATAGATTTCATCGATATCATCTACACTCATATAAGTCTCTGCAGTCTTTTTCATATGCTGATAAATATCATGAACTAAATCTTCGTCAATAGCCTGTGTAACTCGTTTCTCTGCTCTTTCAATAACTGTATCTAATTTTGCATATGTCATCGCAAGTGTAATAACGTATCCAGCATCTTTTAATGTTTTCATAAGTTCAACTATATTTTTTTGGTCATGACATGTTGCATCTAGAAGTATTGAATATTTTTCTTCTATTGTTCGTTTCACTAAATGTTTCAAAAGAAGACGACCTTTTTCGTGACTTCCTGCAAGATAACGAACACGATCAACATTCAAATATACATGCGTTGTTTTTAATCCAGCATCTTTTAAAAATTGAGATCTATTAGTTGTTTTTCCAGTTCCAGATGCACCACAACTAAAAATAGCTTTCTTATGTTTAGCTGGACGTCTTACATTTCTTGTAATTTTGTAAAATATCTCGTCCTCCATTACATAGTGACAAGAAACTTCGGAAAATCTCTCTTTTTGTAAGTTACAATATTACGGTCTTTCATTTTAGATTCTCGGTAGAATGTATGATATCCAGTTATAAAATTTGAATCTTTATATTCATCTGGCATTGCTTGTGGTGGCTCTGTAAATCCAACATCGGGTATTTCTTCAGGAGGATTGTTTAGAAGCCATACAATATGTGATTCTGTTTTATGAATTTTTGAGTATCGGTATTCATATTCTCTGCAAAGATACCATCCTAATTTGCATAACCACCGATAATTTGATAAACTTTCTCTTACCCAACGGCTACAAGGATGATTCATATGAGTCTTCTTGTAGGCATTTTCTGGCAATTTTGTATTTGGAAGCACCCAATGAGCACAGTATAATAGTTGTGCAGTTTCAATAATCATTTTTACTACATGTTTGTCACAGTGATATTCTGCAGCTTGTTGCGGATCTAACGATAGAAAGAATATATTCATTGTTTTTGATCCAACCGAAAATGGCTTATTTTTATCCGTTTTAGAGTACAATGAAGAAGTACATTCTATTCGGAGTACTAGCAGTTGCTGCATTATATATGCTTTTTTCAATTAGAGAGTCGCTTACTTTGGCTGAACCTGGTCAAACAATAATTCAAAGTTCGATATTAGATGGCAAATCTGGTACAGACAGTGATATTGCATTGCCAGCATCACTCAATCAGGATAAAGGTTTGACATTTTCTTTTTCTTGCTGGGTTCGTATTGATAACTTTGCATATCAACCTGGAAAACCAAAAGTAATTTTTACCAAAGGACCTACTGATTTATCTTCAATGTGTCCAGCACTTTTGATAGATGGAAATACAAACTCATTGATTGTAAAATTAGATACATTTGGAGCAACCGAAGTAATTTCAATTCCAAATATTCCTGCAAAGAAATGGATGCACATAGCAATTGTTGTAGATCAAAAAGCCGTTGATATTTATATGAATGGAATACTATTCACACACCATTCAATCATGCAACTTCCTAGACAGAATTCAGGAACTGTTCATACTGGTATTGATGGAGGATTTGAAGGAAAACTAGCAGGATTGACATATTATAATTATTTTCTAAAACCAACTGATGTTCCTGCATTGATGCGTTCAAAGCCTCAAACAGATAGCGACATCGGAATTCTACCTCCTTATTTTGATATTAGTTGGTGGATTGGTCGCTGAGTTTATGATTTATGAACTGCAGAAATAGCAGCTTTTGCAGCAGCAGCTTGATCTGCTTGAGCTGACATGTTAGAATTCATATCATGAAATTCTTTTGCGAGTGCGTCAATTTTTTCGTTTGTCTTTTTAAGCTCCTTTTTTAGAGAATTTGGTGTGTTTGTAAGATGTTCATATATCATAGTTGTTCTGTTAAAAACCACGTAGATAAAGAACATAATCAAAGCAGGCAATAATATTTGCAGGAAAGTCTTTCGTCCCAACATTCTTACTTCTGTATAGATAAATGAGTTCTCAGAACCAAAATTCAGCTGCATATTCCGGATATGTATCGGGCAATACTAGGTTAGGTCCAATTCCTTTACGTGATGCATCAGATCTTACACTTCGAATTCGTCAAAGATTAATGCATATAGAGAATAGAACAGGCAGTCTTATTCAACCAGGTAATAGTGAACGAAAATGGTTATTGTTTGGAAACCAGTTTCGTTTATCGTATTTGTATGGCAAACTACAATGTGGAAGTTGCTCGGGTGGTGCGTTTAATCAAAATGGTGCATATAATACAGTTACAAACTCAACTACTTTTGGCGGATCTTAAATTACTTATTTATTTTTTTCATTATTTCAGATGCCGTTAGAACTTCTGCAGTAGGGAAATCTTTTTTAATGCTGTTATTCATCTTTTCTACGTATTTTTTGAATTCATCAAATGATTTCATATTAACCATATCATTTGACCAAAAATGGTTTCTGAATTCATCAAAAGGCTCTTTTTTTAATACCTCTTCAAAATCAGTCTTATATTTGCATAAGAGGTTCAAATCTCTTACCAATTTACTCCTATAATACTGTTCATAGTCTTTTCTTATAAGGATATATACTACATCAGGTGTGAATGGTAAGTTATCCTTTTCTTGAAGTCCAACAAATACAATATGTTTATGCTGAGATACTAGTGCATTAACATCTTTGATTACACCTTTTTGAACAGTATCAATCTTTTTATGTTTTTTCCAATTGTTTTCGTAAATATCATCTAAGTCATAACCTTTAACTGATAAACTCTTTAAAAGTGTTGTTTTTCCTGAACCGGAAGCACCAGTGATATAAACTATCATCGTATTATATATGCTACTTTAAAATCCGCACGGCTTTAAGGGTCTTGCGGATTTGTTTCTTTATTTTATTGCGTTGTGTTTTGTCTAGAGATGTAGGTGTGTAAGTAAAAAAGTATTGTAAGTATTCAGCTGATGTTTTATTTTTTGACAATTTTTGATATAATTCGGTTTTTTCAACACGCATATCAATTAATGATTTCTGTTTTCCTATACAGGTAATTGGAGTCAATAATTTATATCTTCTCTTATGGGATTTCTCATTTGCTAATTCAACCAAATGCTGAGCTGCACATATGAATCTTTCTTCAGGTATATCTTCTAAAAAATGTTCAGGAGCGTACAAAATGGATAGAAAAAACTGTAAAAGCGTGGGAATGCTTGCTACCAACAACCCCTCCCCGGTGGTGTGGTAACTGTGACATGCATCGGTTTCATATAATCGAACAATTAAAAACTTTGTTTTTGAATCTAAAATATCTGTATGAGCAGGTAGTAACTCACCATACGGTTCATAATCTTTAACAGTAACAGATCCTTTCTTTGAAAGAATTGACTTAAATTCATTAACTACAGTTTCTCTCTTTTCAGGAACTACTAAAACATCCAATGGTAAACGCCATTGTCCAGAATTAGAATTAGATTCTTGCAATTCAAATGCATTAAATCCTAACAAAACAACTTGTTCTTTAATTAATAATTTTTGAATACTAGTCTTACTTTCATTTGAAAGAAAAACTTCATCTATTTCATCTTTAACTGAAGGACACTTTATAGGATAATGTTTATTTAATAATTGCAAACGAGTATATACTTTCTTCCAACGATCAACGTAACCTTTAGGTCTGGATAATTCCAAATAAACTGCCATTCTCAAATAATTAGGTGGAACATAATGAATACCATTCTTTTCAATACTATTCTTCCAAAGTGCATCAAAAATAGGAACATCTAAATGAGAAACATCCGCAATACCAATATAATCAGAAAAAACTTTAAATGTACCCAAATGTACACCTGGTTTTACTTCAACACTTAAAAATCCGGCATTCGTTAATTGATCGGCGAGGTCAAGGGCGTGAAGTTGTGGCGTTGCACTAAAAAAATCATAATCAGGAATATCACGTTCTGTATCATAGAACCTATCTTCCGGTGGCAATAAATCGTTAATAGCTGTTCCACCATAACACATTACGCGATTTGACTTAACGAACCTTTCAACAAGATTGATCGCCTTCTTAATTAACGGATCATTTGCATTTTCTTTATCAATTTGTTCTTGAGCCAATTGAGCAACTTTGTCAATCTCCATTATTTTCTTGTATGAAAATTATGTGTAGTTTTTCTTTCTACTATGAAGCAAGGAATGGCAAAACGCAAGTCTCGAGAAAACCCTCGTGACAGAAAGTGTTCGGAAGACCTTTCAGATGATTCAAAACCTTTGCCGAAGAAAACAAAGTATGAATTAAGAAGCAAAAAGAACGCAGACACTACATGGATAACAGATGATACACTTGATTCACCAAGTGAAAGTGAATCAGATGAGGCTATTGAATTTAGTATTCGAGTTGTTAATAAAAAAGAATCTGATGATGAAGAAAGACCAAGCACACGAGCAGCTGCAAATAGGAAAAAGCAAAAGGCCAAAGAGACTCCAATTAAATTAAATCGTCAGGAAGAAGACTATTATAATTCATTGCCTTCTGCCAAACAAGAGAGTCTCTTTGGTATTATGAAGCGTATATCAACGATATCTTTAGATAACACTATAGTTCCATATAAATTTAAGATATTAGAACTTCCAATAAGTGATTATGTAAAATCAAATGTTATTAAAAAAGTTGCAATTTTAGATGAAATGTCTTCAGATATGGGTGAATCATATAAACTTCGTAATTGGATTGACGGATTTTTACGAGTACCATTTGGTAAAACTGTACCGCTTCCTATTCAATATAAAACAGATCAAGTTAAGAGTGCAGACTTCATTGTAAATGCACGTAAAGATATGGATAAATCAATCTATGCAATGACACCCGCAAAAACACAAATTCTTCAAATTATTGCTCAGCTGTTAGTTAATCCTGATTCAGTTGGAAATGTAATTGCTCTACAAGGTCCTATGGGTGTTGGTAAAACATCGTTTGCAAAGAATGCAATTGCAAAAGTTTTGAATCGTCCATTTGAATTTTTTTCATTAGGCGGTGCATCAGATATTGCTACATTTATTGGTCATTCGTATACATATGAAGGATCTATGTGGGGTCGTATTGTTGATTCATTGATGAATTCAAAATGCATGAATCCTGTACTCTATTTTGATGAAGTTGATAAAGTTTCTACAACTCCTCATGGAGATGAAATTATTAGTATGTTAATACATTTAACCGATCGTTCTCAAAATAGTCAGTTTCATGATCGATATTTTTCTGGAATTGATTTTGATGTATCACAATGTTTATTTGTTTTTTCATTCAATGACATTGATAAAGTTCATCCTATTTTGCGTGATCGCATGACAGTAATTAACTGTGATGGATATACAGAAAAAGATAAAACAGTTATTTTGAAAAATCATATATGGCCTCAAATTACAGATAGACTCAGATTTAATAGTGACGAATTAAAAATTGATGATTCTGCAATTTTATATATGATTTCTGAGTTTTCTACAAATTCAGAAAAAGGTGTTCGTGGATTAATTCGTGTTGTTGAAAGCATGCTTACGAGATTAAATATGCTGCGTGTAGCAAATGATGAGACGATGGAAGATTATGATTTTTATATGAAACTATCATTTCCGTTAACAATAACCAAACCGATTGCAGAAAAGTTGTTGTCAAATTTAGATAAAAAAGATAGAGAAGTTTGGAGAACGTTATATACTTAAACGGTCATTGTCTTAAAGAATCCAATTCCAACAAATCCTACAAATAGGTCCTTGTCAGTCTTTTCATCGTACTTATAGACACGCTTGTTCTCTTTGCAAACGAAGTACTTTTCATCCTTGAAATCTACTTCATCTGCCTCGTGTTCACTGTCTACTAGAATCCACATACCATCTTGAGGGCACCAGAAGTTACCGTCGCCCAATGGAACTAGTTTGCTAGTCTTACTCTTTTCTTCAAACTGAGCGTTTGTAAGAGTCTTTTGAAGAGTATGCATCTCACACTTCTTCTTTTCCAATGCCTCCATAGTAGGAGGACTATCAGATCCTGCAAATGGTGATGCAGAAGTTTTTACATGATTTTGTCGAACAAAGTTAGCAATATGATTCTCTAAGGAATCAGACTGAAACGTCTCTGCTGACATATCATCGTTAATATAGGTTTTAAAATCCTTAATAATATTGGCATCAAGATCCTTTTGTGCAAGGTTCTTTAATTCGTTGCCTAATGTTTGTTCAATCTTTTTTGTCATACGAGGAATGTTTGGCTTTTTAGCTTCCACCTTTTCCTTTACTACTTTTTCCTTCTTAGGCTTGTCTTCCTTAATAATAACCTTGACCTCTTCCTTAGGAAGTTGGTTTTCAAGGAATGCAAGAAGTGCCTTAACGTTGGTAATTTGAGTTTGTAGATCAGTCATTTTTGTTGATAAATTTTATATAAAAAGGTTTCAAATCCGTTTTTAAGAATTAATGATTTTTTTTATTTGTAATCTTAATTGTAATCTAAAATGAGGATTATTTCTAGATACTAGCAAAGTATTTGCTTTTGCTATTTTTGTACCAACAACCCAGTATGATAAAGTATCGCCATAAATGTCATACCAAAAAGGAGTGCATGTTTTAGTAGTTGTTAATTCATCATTGCTATATGAATAATCAACATTCCATGGCATCTTTGTAGTAACAAATACTGCATAATACTAAATCAAAAATTGTTTAATTTTTAATTCTTCTTTGCCTTTGCCTTTGGTTTAGGCTTCTCATCTACTTCTACATCTTTCTCGGCTTCAGCAGCCGCCTTTCTGGCAGCAGCTTTCTCGCGACGAGCAGCTTGCATCTTCTCTAGATGTTCCTTTGTTAGCTTAGGCCTAACCTTTTCAGGCTTATCCTCTACAACGATATCATCAAAGTTATCGTTGTTTTCACAGTATTCCTTGACATAGTCTTCAAACTTCTTGTTGTCATAGGCTTCAATTTTATTAATAAACGCCTTAATTGCGTTCTTATGATAGTTCATATATTTTTCACTAGTATCCCGTCCATTATCATCCATGTGCTTTTCTACAAGGCTCATACGGCCTGCATTCATGTTAGTTACGTTTAGCTTAATGTCTGTCATTCTGATGCTCAATCATTCTTGTAAAAATATTGCAAATCCGTTTTCATGAATTTGCGTAGTATTCGATAATTTCAAAAGGCAAAGAGTAATAATGGAACCCTGGTATCCCTTTGTTATAGGAACAATTATTTTTGCATATATTCACTCATTTAATCGTTCTGCAAATTTATATTTTGAAAGTGGAAAAACATTAGAGTGGAGAGATTTCTTCACTGTAGTATTTCCGATAGGAAGTCACACACGTACTTTGTTGAACAATATATAAATGAGCTATGTACTTTCATTCAGACGAAAAATACCAAAGTTAGACATTCCTTATTACCTTGGTAAGTATGAAGGAATGCTCTTTCATTCGCATGATAAAAAAAGATGGACAAATGTAATTCCGATACCTGCTGGACCCATTAATTATCTAGAAATTGGAGTATCGTATGGATTACATGCTATTTCAATTGAAAATACATATTGTAAACATCCAGATTCTAAAATTTACTGCGTAGATCCATGGAAAGATTATGATGAATATCCAGATTTTAAAGGTGACCAAGATAATGTATATAACATATTTACTCGAAATATTAACAAACATAAAAATCCTTCTAAATTTATTGTAAACCGAGGATTATCAGAAGATATTGTTCCCACATTTGATAATGAATTTTTTGATATTATTTTTGTAGACGGTAATCATGAAACAAAATATGTTTATGCAGATGGAAAAATTGCATTTGATAAAGTGAAATCTCAAGGATATATTATTTTTGATGATTATGACTGGGTTGAAACTAAAACAGGTATTGATAAGTTCGTCGATGAGTATTCTTCTAAAATCAAAGTAATATATGATAATTCACTATTTCAATTGATTGTTCAAAAATTATAAATTAAAACGTCTCTTGAAATCTGCAACTGATGAATCAAAAGATGGTTTGTTCCATAATACCCAACGACTTAATGCACCTGGAGTGTCTGGTTTATTCCAATGTTCTCCCATTCCAGAATGACGTTTAATATATCGTTGCTTTCTAGTTTTATTCTTATGTTTCGTAAAATCTGAAAACCCCCGTTGGCCGAAGGGTACAATTTTTTCCTTACCATCCTTATCAAAAACTGCATCCCACTTTTTTTCTTTTTTGTGGGATTTTCGAATAGTTTTTAGCTTCATTCTTTGTAATGGAAGAGTGGAATAAAAAAGTTCGAGACATTCTTGATGAGAGTGAATCTTCATACCATACTAGACAGTTTATAGAATATATGTTTCAAGATTTGATTCCTAGAAACAAACGACTTAAGATCAAAAACAAAGAAAAGTTTACTCAACGACTCGGTCCTGAATTTGAATTATGGGCAGAAGAATTAGAAGAAAAGTTCACTAATGTTTTGGTAAGAGAAATACTAAGTGATGATGAATTTTGGAACTTATCTCTTCAAGTTGCAAAAACTGTCTAGTGAAAACGGAAGAATCTAGATACAATGCTTAGTAATAACAAGAATGGGAGATACAATCATCGGTGTTCAATTTGGAATTGCCAATCCCGATGAAATCATTTCCAAAAGCGTAGTTGAAGTAATTAGCGATAAACCACATCAGATGAATCAACCCGTAGCGGGTGGAGTCTTCGATGCAAGATTCGGAGTTATCGAGAACGGTAAGATTTGCCCTACATGCAAACAAACTAACTTACTATGTCCAGGTCATTTTGGTCATATTCGACTTGCACGACCTGTCTATTTATATCAATTTATTGACCAGGTTCAAAAGATATTGCAAAATGTTTGCTTAAATTGTTCAAATCCATATCTTCCAGACGAAGAATTGGAGATTATTGCAGCTAAGACATTTGGTATTGATCGTTTTGCAGCAGTTCATAAGAAGACAGCAAAGTATAAGGAAAAGCTTGTTAAAGATACTGGTGCATGTACTCATTGCAAAACACCTCTAGTGAAGAAGACTGAAAAAATGGAGAATACAGTTGCAAGTTTACAGGCAATTACATACGATGAAATTGCTGATCCAATTCCGCTTCAATGTGAAATGGTTCTTCGATGTTTTCAAAGAATTACTGATAAACATATTGAATTGATTGGATTTAATCCAAAGTTTAGTCGTCCTGAATGGATGATTTGCACTGTTCTACTTGTACCTCCTTTGACAGTCAGACCTTCTGTTATCATGGAAGATAATCAACGCATGGAAGATGATCTAACACACATGTTAATTACAATTGTTCGTGATAATCAAAGACTTCGT